CCACATCATAAACGAAATCTTTAATTGGAATAATGGAACGACTTGAACTTACGATTCTCCGAAATCTTGTTTATAATGAAGACTACTCTAGAAAAGTTATACCTTTTATACAACCCGAATATTTTGAGCAAAGGTCTGAAAAGGTAGTCTTTGAGGAAATCGTTCAGTTCATTGTCAAGTATAATTCCGCAATTACTAAGGAAGCACTTGGTATTGAGATTGAGAATCGGACTGATTTGACTGAGACTGATGTTAAGGATATTCGTGAGGTGTGTAAAACACTGAATGATTCAGTGGTCGAAAAGCAATGGTTGCTAGATACTACTGAGAAGTGGTGTCGTGACCGAGCAATTTATCTTGCTCTGATGGAATCAATTCATATTGCTGATGGTAATGATGGAAATAAGAATAGGGATGCAATTCCTAGCATTCTTTCCGATGCCCTAGCAGTATCTTTTGATAATAACATCGGACACGACTATCTTCAAAATTATGGGGAACGTTATGAGTTTTATCACAGAAAAGAAGACAAGATTGAATTTGATCTGGAATATTTCAACAAAATCACAAAAGGTGGTATACCTAATAAGACTCTCAATATTGCTCTCGCTGGTACGGGAGTCGGCAAGTCCCTCTTCATGTGCCATGTTGCTAGTTCCGCGTTGCTACAGGGCAGGAACGTACTCTACATCACTCTTGAGATGGCGGAAGAGCGAATTGCAGAAAGAATTGACGCAAACCTTCTCAATGTCCCGATTCAGCAATTGGTTGATCTCCCACGTTCAACATTTGAGAACAAAGTAACAAGTTTATCTAAGAAGACCCAAGGAACTCTGATTATTAAAGAGTATCCTACTGCTTCGGCACACTCTGGTCATTTCAAGGCATTGTTAAATGAACTTGCTCTTAAGAAATCATTTAGACCTAATATTATTTTTATTGACTACCTTAATATTTGTGCTTCCAGTAGGCATAAGGCAAATAGTTCTGTCAATTCTTATTCGTATATCAAATCAATTGCAGAAGAACTTAGAGGTCTTGCAGTTGAGTTTAATGTTCCAATCGTCTCTGCTACCCAGACTACTCGTAGTGGTTATGGCAACTCTGATGTTGAACTTACTGATACTTCTGAGTCCTTTGGTCTCCCTGCTACTGCTGATCTTATGTTTGCCCTTATTTCTACTGAAGAGTTGGAGGGGTTAGGGCAGATTATGGTGAAACAGTTGAAGAATCGTTATAATGATCCAACAGTATTCAAACGTTTTGTGGTTGGTATTGACCGTGCAAAGATGAGACTTTATGATGTGGAGCAATCTGCACAAAATGACATACTTGACAGTGGACAAGAAGAAGAGTATAATTATGAAGAAAACAAACCTAAAAAATCATTCGAAGGATTTAAGTTTTAAATATGGCAACTATTGAACCTAATAAGTATATTGAATTTGTTCGTCAAACCACCAGTCCAGCAAGTAGTGAATATCCAAAACTGGTTGATCGTTTGACTGAACTACAAGCACAAGGTGCTGATGTTTCTCGTCTGATGACTGCCGCATTTGGTATGAGTGCCGAAGCTGGTGAATTTACCGAAGTAGTCAAAAAGATTTTTCTTCAAGGAAAACCTTATAATGAAGAGAATGTCTTTCATATGAAGCGTGAACTTGGAGACCTTTGCTGGTATCTTGCACAAGCATGTATGGCACTGGATATTAGTTTTGAGGAAGTTCTTAAAATGAACTATGAGAAACTGAGTGCTCGTTATCCAGAGGGCACTTTCTCCGTCTATAAATCTGAAAACAGGAAAGATGGTGATGTGTAAAAATTGCACATAAATAAACAACCCTTCGGGGTTCTCGGGGAATTAGCTCAGTTGGTAGTAGCACTTGCTTTGCAAGCAAGATGTCATCGGTTCGAGTCCGATATTCTCCATTCATCTCTTAAAAATTTCTAAATATAATATAATAGACTAAAAGATAGGAATGATAATGTCAAAGTCTTTTGAGGATTTTATATTGATTTTAGAAGAAAAGACGGGTCGAGGTGGTCCAGATTATAACTACGAAGTTGCTCTTGTCAATCTTTATAATCACTTAATTAAGGGTGATGATAAAGGTAATGCTAGAGGTAAATTATTGCGTGGTGCGGTAAGTCGTGGAGATATGAATACCGTAACCGATATTCTTGCCGACGAATTGAATAAGGCAAAAACCGACCCAAAACATCCTCTTCATTTTAATAATGTAGATAATGAGGGATTTACTGGCAAGGCTGGAAAAACTAAGGAACATAGAGATGCATATTATAAAGCACTTGACGATCAGCAATATACTTTTTTAAATGATATTCAAAGTAGAACTGGTAAAAATCTAGTATCGCAAGGTTATATTGCAAAAAGACAAGGTAGTGAGCAGGCTCCACTATCTAAAACGGGTCAGAAGTCTTATGGTAAAAAAACAGATACCTCTAAAGCAGACATTGTATTTCAACATCCAACAAGACCTGAAAGAGTTAATTATACAAGCTTGAAAAAGGCATCCGGTGCTGTTTCAGCATCTTCAGGAGCAGACGAGACGGCAGGAAATTATACTGTAGGAATGAAGGCAGCTTTAAATCTGGCTCTTAAAAGTGGAAGAATCACTAAAGATCAGAAAGCACAATTGGAAAAGGATGCAGGATCTAAAATTACACAACTTCGTGATGTGATGTCTGGTAGTAAAGGTATGAGTAAGGAGCAGCAAAAGGATTTGCTTCCCCAAATAGATAAGATTCGTGGGGAAATTGAGAAGACAGTTCCTGGAACTGAAAGGGAAACTGGAAAAGAGCAATTGAGTGGTAAAGGTAAATATCAACAAGGGGTCAATAGTTTCTTGTCAACTGGCCGTGGTGGTGGAAGAAAACAAAAACCAGAGGAAGTTTCTGGAACTCATCAGAGAGCAAGACTTGGTAAGGGAACATCAAAAACAGCAGCAGGTCCAGTTCAAAGACCAGTAACGATGACTGGTGATATTAAAAAACCAGTCACTGGAAAACCATCATCATTTTCTAGTTTTTCTAGACAATCTTCTGAGGCACAAAAAGCACTTGCAGATGCTGAAAGAGAGCAAGCATCAGCAAATGTTATTACTAAACCTGATGGCACACCAGTTCCCAGAAGGAATCAGTATTACTTGCAAAACAATCCAGGAGCCGCACAACAACATGCAGCCAAGAAAGAGGTAGCAGCACAAGCAGTCAATACCGCAAGAACCACCTTAGATACTATCAGACAAAAATCTGTTCAAGCACAGGCAGCAGCACAAGAAAGAAGGTCTAAACCACAACCACAAACTACACAACCGATTAAACCAGAACCTCAACAACAAAAACCTCAACCACAGACACAGCAACAGCAAACAATACAATCTACAACATCTCAACCTCAACAGACTCGGATAAAGAAAAAACTTCAAGATCAACAACCACAAATGTAAGGTTTTGAGTATGACAAAAACAAAAGCAGATACTAAAAGTGTTGCCGACTACTTCGAAAAAAAAGTTAAAAAAATAAATACAATTACTCTTGATGATATTTTTTTCAGTTCCAGTGGTGTTGAATTGGTTTTTGAACGTCAATTAAACACAGTGCAGAAAAAGAAAATTAAAGATGGTGTTCTTGAAATATTGCAAGAAAATTTTTATGGTACATATGAACTTGGTGATATAGAAGTTGATCGTTTTGAAAGTTTATTAAAAATAAAAGTATCCCAAAGTGGAGTTGCTGGATCTGTTCCAACCGCTATGCAGGAAGCAGGAAGTGCTTTTATTTTGACACAGGTTTTGAAAAAAAATAAAAAATTTTCAAGTGCTGCTGACATTTTAAATGACAATGAGACGAAAAAAGGATTAGATAAAATTTTTAAACCACCTTTTAATAATAGTATTAATGAATGGACGCATAGTTATTTTGAGCATCAAGAAGCATTCTTTAAAAAATTTCAACCAACACAATGGGATATATTTGAACACGGGGGACAAGATTTTATGAAATTTATAAAAGAACGAGCTCAAATTGTAAAGGAAGTAACCGCTTCTGGAAAAGTTAAAGATGTTGGAAAATATGAAACTTGGAACCCATCTGATATTTGGGCTGTACAAGATAAAACCCAAGTGAAGAAAAAAATAGATGATGCCATTCAAAAAGATGGAAGTCAAACTTTGGCCGAGTTGAATAATGTATTGTTAGAATTATTAAAAGATAATAAGTTGATTGGACTTTCATTAAAAAAAATAGACCCAAAAGAAAGAGCACATTTTGCATATGTAAATAAAGATCCAAAAAGTATCGAGTTTGCTCAAGTTGAAGAAGTAAAAATGAATGATATAACCATTGAAATTAAAACTGAAGAAACAATTGATGGCATGTCTCAGGGTGGATATGTTCTTTTTGGTAAATATACCATCAATGTAATAAGAACACCTGGAAGTGAGTTTTCAAATTTGAAATATGAAAGTGTTGTAAAGGGTAGTGGAGGAAGAGGTGGTGCAGCACCTGTTGATCTTGTCGCAAATATGTTGAAAAGTAGGATTCCTGCACATACCTTTGTTAATAGGCATCAAGATTATCCGGAAACTGCAGAAGACTTTAAAAATGATACGAAAAATTATGAAGCAATGTATAATAAATTAAAATCAAAAATAAGTGGAACCAAGGATTATTCGGAGTTTAGGAGTAGAATACTTAGTATGTACAGATCCAATAATAAAAAATCAATGGCAGTTGCTCAATCTAAATTAATGCAACTTAACTTCTTCTCTGATGTGTTATCTGCAAATAGAAATAAACCAGAAGAATTTTGGACTGACCTATTATATCTTTCTTTGAAGGTTGGAAAAAGATTTGCCCCTCATGGTAAATTGGCATAAGACTATGAATTCACAAATACTAGAATTAATCCAACCTTTTGAAACTGATTCAAAGAGTTTAAAAAATAAATATAAGGATTTTGTTGCTTACATCTACATTACATTTGATAATAAGATTAATTCTAGTAAGTCACAATCTATAAAGAATAAATATATAAAGATTAGAAAAGACCTTCTACAATATGTTGTTGCGAATGAGAGAGCAATAACATCTGAAATTAATAAAAAAAATAAGTAAATGAAATCTTTTTTCCATTTTTTAAAAGAAGTAGCAGGATCAACTGCCGTTCAACAAGCCCAAAGAATGGGATTGGTTGGTGATGGTCATGGGGGGTGGTATGATAAAACAAGTGGAGAATTTGTTGCAAAAACTGAAAAAGGTCAATTAAAATTTTATAATAAACGTCAAAAAATTGGTCAGCAGGATCCTCCACAATCTGATAAAGAAAGAAGATTGTCACAAAGTACGACACAATCAGCACCTCAACAGGAACCAGTACCACAGCAATCTGCTGCCCCTCAACAGGCATCCCAAGAACCACCAGCACAAGAAGGTCCTCCACCAGTAGAGAAAACCAAAGGAACACTTACAATTGCTTTTGGTCGTTTTAATCCTCCAACAACAGGACACGAAAAACTTTTAGATACTGTTGCATCGTCGTCTGATGATGGAGATTATGTAATTGTTCCTTCTCGTAGTCAGGATCCCAAAAAGAATCCATTAGATCCCGATACCAAAGTTTCTATCATGAGGCAGATGTATCCAAAGCATAGTGAAAAGATTGTAAATGATCCTGGCAGTCGCACCATATTCGATGTTCTCAAAAAGGCACATATGGATGGATATGAAAATGTAAGGATTATTGGTGGAGCTGATAGGGTTAAAGAATTTGAAAAATTAACAACCAATTACAATGGGAAACTTTATCAATTTGGTAATGTAGAAGTTCGTTCTGCTGGAGAAAGAGATCCTGACGCAGAAGATAATGTAACCGGAATGTCTGCATCAAAACAGAGAAAAGCAGCAGCAGAAGGTGACTTTAAAACTTTTGCCAAGGGTGTTCCTGCTACGATGAATCAAAAGCAGGCAAGAGAACTTTATAATACTCTTCGTTCTGCAATGAATATTAAGGAAGGATGGAATCTCTGGGAGATTGCTCCTAAGTTTGATTGGAAAAATCTCCGTGAGAATTATATTTCCGAGAATATTTTCCAAATCGGTTCTTTGGTGGAAAATCTCAATACAGGATTAGTTGGTCGTATTATTCGTAGAGGAACTAACTATTTGATTTGTGTAACTGAAGATCATATTATGTTTAAGTCTTGGATTAAGGATGTTACTGAAGCAAAAAAATATACAGAAGTTCATATGAGTAGTATCGAAAGAGAACCTGCAAAACCAAATACTTTGGTCGGAACATCTGGATATTTGAAGTATGCGGCACAACAAACCCCCGGTTCTAAAGTCGGTAAAGAAAATTTGGCATACGGTCAAAAGTCGTTCGGTTTAAATTTCATAAATAAGTATAGAAAAAAGTAAGTAATTAGAAATCTTCCGATGGGTAATCAATTTTTTGAAGAAGCACCTGCTGCACCTGCACCTGCTGCTTCTGGTGCTCAAGACAAAATTAGAAAGGCAGCAAGACAACTTGCCTATGATACTCGTTATAAAGTAAAGCAGTCATTTGGTAAGGGTCAAAGGACTGATCCTGCTTCTATGCAGAGAGCATATATGCAACAACTTGGAAAGTCTTCTTCTCCTGGTCCAGTAAAAGCACTTGCTAAAAAAATGCTTTTTGGTGAAGAGTATATTGGAGATGTTAAAGAACTTGTAAATGAAACTGTAGTCAAGGCACTTCTTAAAGTTTTTGTTGAGGGTGTAGAAGAAGTTGTAGAAGATCCAGAATATATTAAACAACTTTTTGAAGAAGAAGGTGAAAGGAAATATAAGATCAGAGTGAGTGATCCTAAAAATAAAACTTCTTATGTTAGATATGCTACTCGTGAGAAGATTTCACAATTGAGAGCAAAGGGTCTGAAAGTTGAGATGACCTCATATGGTGAACCTTATGAGGGTGAAAAGAAAAGTGGTAAACAAACTGCCGCTGCTTTAGGTGGAAAAGATTATGATGGTGATGGAAAAGTAGAAAGTGGTGCTAAGGAACATGCCGGTTCAGTTCATAATGCAATTCAACGCAAGAAAGGTGGAACACCTGATGGTAAGGATACCTCAAATGTAAAAGAAGACTTTATTGGTGAAGAAGGTAAGGATCAAAATACTGAAAAACTTGATATTAGAAAAAAAATTGTAAATAAAGTGGATATATTCCCAGATTCTAAAGTTCAAGAGGCAATTGAAGTTAACAATACTTCTCAACCTTCATCATTACAAAAGTTTCAGGATCAGCAAAAACCAAATCCTGCATTAGAAGCAAAAAAGAAGCAGCAAGTAATGCTCCAAAAAAAAGTTGAGATGGATAAATTGGCTCAGTTGAATAAGGGAGTTCCTTTAACTCAATCTTATCAACCAGAAGGTGAAAACCTTGATGAAAAGATTACTGCTAAAACTGATATGGGTACAGCAATTAAAGATTTTCAATCTTCCAAATCTTCTCAACTTGCAGGAAGAAGTAAAGAATCAAGAAGAGATGCTGCGATTGCTGCGGTTCTTACTGCCCGTAGAGGAGGTAAAAAATTAGGTGAGGAAGCATCAAATGAAAAAACTAAAATTGATGTTGAAGATCCAAGATCAATTCCAACAAAAGTAAATCTTCTCAAAAATAAGTTGAGAGCAGCAGGAATGAAAGATCCTATTGTTATGATGGCTGCCGAAGAAACTGATGCAGATCGTGCGATGGCTGCCGTAAGAGCAAATCTTGTTAAGAAAAGTGGGGAAGCATCTATTCTAGGTTCTGCTAAGCAAAAAGAAAAACAAGCAGCACAAGCAGCACAACCACAACCAAAAAGAGTTAATAAAAAACCAACACATTCTGGTTGGGATGACCCCCAATATAAGTTAGATTGATAAATAAGATAGGATCCTTCACACGAGGTTATTATGTCAGCACTCATCGCATGGGCACTTGCTAATCAAGCACTTATCGCAACTGTTCTTTTTGCAGTTTCGGAAGCACTTGGAGCAAATCCAAAAGTCAAAGCAAACGGTATTCTTTCACTCATTCTTTTACAAGTCCAAGGACAACTAAAAGCAAAGGGTGCTAAAGACGTTACCCCCTGAGTTTTTAACTCTAAATTATAAAGGAGACCAAAAGTAAAGGTCTCCTTTTTTTATAAATATTACTAGAAAAAGAACTATAGGTAAAGCACATGTCACTTTGGGGCATTTCTACAGCAACTGAACTCGCATCAAACAATTATAATATACCTAAGTATGTTAAAGACGTAGCAAGAGCAAACAGCAGACATGATGTGTTTGCTGATGTTCGTGGGTGGGTTAAAAGAAATTATAAGACTTCCGAAAGATCCGGAATTAGCACTCGTTACTCTGATGAAGTTCTTGTTCCTATTGCAGGACTTGCCGGAACTGGTGGTTCTAATGTTTCACTTGGAACTACTAATACTGGATTGGCACTTGCTACTCCTGCTGCGGTTTTCTTCGAAGATCCAAACAGAGCAGCAAATATTTCTGGTCTTGCCGGAACAACTGGAATTGGAACCGGAACAACCGGATATGTTCATGTTGTATTTAACGAACTAGTATTTGCTGGTGCTGGGGCAACTGTTCTTATTAATCAATCTACTGGATCTCCTATTGTTGCATATGCTGCTTCAATAACACGTGGTGTTACGGTTGCAAACTGGACATATGCGTATCCTACTGTTGGTGGTGGAGCAACAACAGGCACCGGTCCACAATTGACCACAAATTATAATGGACAAATCACTAACAGAGTTGCATTTGCATTTACTGCACCAAATACTGGAATTGGAACTGTATTGAGAATTGATACTGCCAGAGGATTTGTTGGTTTAATTACTGATATTTACAACGGTGCCGGAGTTACAAGTTCATTTACTTCCGATATTATTCGTAATGTTGGTGGTGCAGGAACTGCTTTCTCCGTTCAAAGGCAAACAACAAATCCTGTTGGACTTGGAACAACCACTTTAACTATTACTGCATGACATGAGATTTGACGAGTTGAATGAAAGCAATTATTTGCTTTTTGCTATAAAATTCTATGATAATCCACAATCAGTTACTAGAGAAGACTTTGAGGATGATTTGAAGAGAATTAAATATATCAAAAGATTATTGAAAAGATATAAAAATACAGGTGAACTTAAGACACATTTGATCTTAAATCACCTGACTGTTTTATTCAACGTTTTTAATGATGCTACAGTCCCATTACTTTTTTATAATTTGGAAAAGGATCTGTTACCACCTATTAAAAGTTTTTTAATTTTCTTAAATAGACTTCCAGAATATCCAAAAACTGAAATTAATATTATAGAAGAAGACTTTGAGTGTCTAAAACAATTACAATCAATCTAATGGAAAGTAAGATAGATAGGATTATTGATATCATTCGTTCTCTTAAGGAGGAAGGTGAAGGTGGTGCCCCTACCAATAGTCTTGGTGGTGGTAAGATTGCAGGAACAGTAGAAGCAGGTGATAATCCCCCAGTAAGAAAGAAGAATAAATACATTTATGGAGCGGGATTCCGCAAAAATTGGTTACAAAGAAGAAACCCACAACCATAAAGAATCCAATGTATACTCCCCCTCAGCCCCAAGCAATAGAAACAAAGGTTGCAATCCTTGAGGAAAAACTTCACACCACCGAGCAGTTGATGCAACGTATTGAAAGTGCAATCGAAAAGATGAGTGAAGTAAGTGCGAATGTGATTAAAATGCTTGCAGTTCATGAGCAAAAGATTGAGTCTAATGATAAAGTGGATGCTATACTCTTTGCTAAGATTGATCAGTTAAGCAATAAAATGGATAAGGACCATAATGCAGTATTGGATAAATTGCAAGGATTAGAAAAAAAAGTTTGGATTGGCATTGGAATTTTTGCCGTAGTAACTTTAATCATCAATAATTCAGAAGTTCTTTCAACTATCTTGACAACCACTCAAGACAACGGTAGAATAGAGAGACTCAGATAAGTATCCTTTATAATGGATTTGATTGATTCCAAGTATATTGGATTAGTATCTTCGCGTCTTCAAAAATTCAAAAGAGTTAAATCGGATCTGTACACATTCCGCTGCCCGATTTGTGGAGACTCCCAGAAGAATAAAAACAAGACAAGGGGATACATTTACCCGGTCAAGAATAATACAAATTTCAAGTGCCATAACTGCGGAGCAAGTTTATCTTTTAATAACTTCCTTAAACATATAGACCCAACACTTCATAAACAATACACTCTTGAAAAGTTTAAGGAAGGTCATACTGGTAAGAACTTTGTGGTTGAAGAACCAGTATTTGAGTTTAAGAAACCTATCTTTAAGAAAAAATTAGACTTACCTAAGGCATCTGAGAATCCTATTGCTAAATTGTATCTTGAGAAGAGACTTCTAAATCCTGATAAGTTTTATTTTGCTGACAAATTCCAGGAATGGACTAATACTCAAAAACCCACATTTAGTAGGATTGTGAGGGATGAAAGTCGCATAGTGATACCATTACACACCAGAAAAGGTGAAATCTTTGGATTCCAAGGAAGATCTCTAGGTCCCAGTAATGTTAAATATATTACAGTGATTTTAGACGATAGTATTCCCAAAGTTTATGGACTAGACGAGGTAAGTACTGATGAAACAATCTACGTCACCGAAGGACCATTTGACTCAACATTTGTTCAAAATGCCATCGCAATGTGCGGATCGGATATTCTACTCGATAGTCTTAATTTGGGTGATGATATTGTCTATGTACTTGATAATGAACCCCGAAATAAAGAAATCTGCAATAGAATTTCTAAACTCATCGATGGAGGCAAAAAAGTAGTCATCTGGCCAAGATCAATTAAAGAAAAGGACATCAATGACATGAAAATTGCTGGACTTTCAGTTATGAATGTGTTAAAATCAAATACATATAGAGCACTTGAAGCAAAAATCAAATTCAACGAATGGAAGAAGGTATGAGTAACGGAACAAATGTAGTTAAGAGAAATGGGTCGGTTGAAGGTTTAGATCTAAATAAACTTCACTTAATGGTAGAAGAGGCATGTAAAGACCTTGCTGGAGTATCTGCATCACAAGTTGAGATGCAGTCTGGTATTCAATTTTATGATGGTATTACAACCGGAGAAGTCCAAGAGATTCTGATTCGTTCTGCTTCAGATCTGATTGATCTTGAGCATCCTAATTATCAATTCGTTGCTGCTCGTTTGCTTTTATTTGCTCTTCGTAAGCAGTTATTTGGTCGTATGCACGAGTGCCCAAATGTTTTAGAGCACACACAAAAATGTGTAGAACTTGGTATCTATGATGCAGAGATTCTTTCTCTGTATAATGCCGAAGAGTTTGAAAAACTCCAATCATTTATTGATCATGGTCGTGACTATTTGTTCACCTACGCAGGTCTTAGGCAGGTAGTTGATAAGTACCTTGTGCAAGATCGTAGCAGTGGGCAAGTCTATGAAACTCCACAGTTCATGTATTTGTTGATTGCCGCAACCATTTTTTCCAAGTATCCAAAAGAAACCCGTTTAGACTACGTTAAAAGATATTATGACGCAATCTCCAAACACAAAATCAACATCCCAACTCCCATCATGGCAGGAGTTAGAACACCACTTAGACAATATGCAAGTTGTGTTCTTGTTGATGTTGATGACACCCTCGATAGTATCGGTAGTAGCGACTTGGCTATTATGCGCTATGTTGCTCAAAGGGCAGGCATCGGTATCAACGCAGGTCGAATCCGTGGCATCAACGCTAAAATCAGAGGGGGAGAAGTTGCTCATACGGGGGTTGTTCCATTCCTCAAAAAGTTTGAAGCAACTGTCAGATCTTGCACTCAAAATGGCATCAGAGGTGGGTCTGCAACGGTCCACTTCCCAATCTGGCACCAAGAAATAGAAGATATTCTTGTTCTTAAAAATAACAAGGGGACTGAAGATAACCGTGTCCGTAAGTTGGACTATTCTATCCAAATCAGCAAAATCTTCTATGAGAGATTTATTCAGAATGGAGACATCACACTCTTCTCCCCACACGATGTTCCCGGACTTTATGATGCTTTCGGAACCGACAAGTTTGACGAGTTATACTTTCAATACGAGAACAATTCGTCTATTCCGTCGAAAACTATTGGTGCTCAAGAACTCTTTCTGGACCTTCTGAAAGAACGTGCAGAAACTGGTCGTTTGTATATTATGAACATCGACCACTGTAACTCTCACTCATCCTTTATGGATAAGGTTGAGATGAGCAATCTGTGTCAGGAGATCACTCTCCCAACCAAACCAATTCAGCATATTGACGATCCTAATGGTGAAATTGCTCTTTGCATTCTTTCTGCTATCAATATTGGTAAAATTAAAGGTAATGAAGATCTTGAAGTTCTTTGTGATCTTGCTATTCGTAGTCTTGATGAACTTATTGACTTCCAAGGATATCCTGTTGTGGCAGCAGAAATTGCCACCAGAGCCCGTCGTTCACTTGGAGTAGGTTATATTGGTCTGGCACACTTCCTTGCCAAGCACGGGTGTAAGTATGATGATCAGAATGCCTGGCAACTGGTCCATGACCTAACTGAAGCATTCCAGTATTACCTGATTAAGGCAACCACTCTTCTTGCTAGAGAGAAGGGTGCATGTGAATACTCACATCGTACCAAGTACGGGCATGGCATTTTGCCAATTGATACTTATAAAAAGGATGTTGATGAACTAGTTCCAAATGTGCTAAAATATGATTGGGAAAAACTCAGGGGAATGGTGAAGAAGTATGGTGTCCGAAACTCCACTCTCTCGGCACAAATGCCTTCAGAGAGTAGTTCTGTCGTCTCCAATGCGACAAACGGCATCGAACCACCTCGTGGATACCTTTCAGTTAAGAAGTCTAAGAAAGGACCTCTCAAGCAAATTGTTCCACAGTTTCATACACTTAAGAACAATTACACGCTTCTTTGGGATATGCCTAGCAATCGTGGGTATATTAATATTGTTGCAGTTATGCAGAAGTTCTTCGATCAAGCGATTTCTGGAAACTGGTCCTATAATCCGGAGAATTATCCCAATAATGAAGTTCCTGTTAGCGTAATGGCACAGGACCTTTTGACTTGTTGGAAATATGGATGGAAAACAGCATATTATCAAAACACATATGATATTAAAACTGATGAAGTTGAAGAACCAAAACAACAACTCCAATCTCTTCTTGATGATATTATGAATTCCAACGATGATGATTGTGAGAGTTGCAAAATTTGACAAAAGTGTAAAAACCTATTATTATAAATAGTAATAGGTTTTAATAATTCTTATGTCGTGTCGTATCTATCTAATAACCAATAAAGTCAACAATAAAAAATATGTTGGTAAGACAACAAAATCTTTATCAATACGATTTTACAATCACTGCTATGCTTCTAAAAATGGTTCAACAACTTATTTCCATAAAGCATTAAGGAAGTATGGTGAAGATAACTTTATTATTGAGGAATTAGATATGTGTAATATTGATACTCTTGGTGAGAAAGAAATTGAGTGGATTTCTGTGATAAAACCAGAATACAACCAAACTCTTGGTGGTGATGGTGGAATTCTTGGATATTCTCATACGAAAGAAACAAAGGAACTTTTATCTATAAAAAGAAAAGGAAAATTTGTTGGAGAAGAAAACTCATTCTACAATCAAACACATACAGAAGAACAAAAAGAAAAATGGAGTAAAATGAGAAAGGGGCAACCATCTCCTTGTGGATTTGCTGGAAAATCTCACAAAGAAGAAAGTAAAAATAAAACATCTCAAACACTCAAAAATAATCCAAATGTAAAAAGAACCAAAGTATTTCAGTATGATATTGAAGGAAATTTTTTAAGAGAGTTTCAATCTATTAGTGATGCCTCAAAATTTGTAGGAACAACTCCTTCTAACATTAAATATACCTGTGAAGGAAAATTCAATCACTGTAAAGGATATAGGTGGAGTTATGTTAAAATATAATAGACCTATGAACCTTTTTGAAAAACTTCATAGTGGTTGGTGGTGGATAGGACAAATCTTTGAAGAATGGTGTTATACTATGGTAAATGAAGATGGAGATTTTTTTGAGAACCTCCAAAGTGATTATGTTGCTTATGAAGAAAAAATGTATTATGAAACTAAAATATTTTGGAGAGTTAAATAGAATGTGTGAGACTTTTGTAAAAGTTAATTTTAATAGAGGAAGAAGATTGTGAGTCTTGTAAGATTTAAAACAAACAGCACGGAGAAAAAAGTGGTTAATCAAATGACCGTTTTTAACTCTCAGGAGGTAGATACCAAAAAGCAACCTATGTTTTTTGGGCAACCACTAGGAGTTCAGAGATACGATTCTTACAAGTACCCAATCTTTGAAAAACTGACAACTCAACAACTGGGGTACTTTTGGAGACCTGAAGAGGTCTCTTTACAAAAAGACAGAGGAGATTATCAATCTCTTCGTCCTGAACAAAAGCATATTTTTACTTCTAACTTAAAATATCAAGTTATGCTTGATAGTGTTCAAGGTCGTGGACCTGGAATGGCATTTGCCCCCTACTGCTCACTTCCTGAACTGGAAGCGTGTATGAAGGTCTGGGAGTTTATGGAGATGATTCACTCACGATCCTATACATATATCATCAAAAACGTATATTCAGATCCTTCGGATGTGTTTGATACTATTCTTAGAGATGAAAGAATCCTCGAACGTGCCGTCAGTGTAACCGAAGCATATAACGATTTTATCAATAGTGCTCAACATTATGGAACTTCTGAACTTTGGAAGCACGCCCAAGAATCAGTTCCCTACGCACAGGCAGAAAGATATGAACTCAAACGCAAATTGTTCAGAGCAGTTGCAAACGTTAATATTCTTGAAGGTATTCGCTTTTATGTCAGCTTCGCTTGTAGTTTTGCATTTGGCGAACTCAAAC